CCCCCGCCCGAAGGCAGGGATTATTATTGATAAATTACTATGCTCCTTTGAAAAGAACGAAGTTGTTAGCAGCTTGAGTTACTAAACATCTTTCAGATAGGAAGTTTACTTCCATAGCATCTAAAGTTGATGTGTAAGCTCCTCCAGCAGAACCAGTTAACCAAGACTTCATACGACGATCATCAGATTGTGAAGCTCTGTATCGTACGTGTAAGAATGGTCGGCGAATGTTAGTTCCTAAAACTTGATCGTAAACTGTAGAAGTTCCAGCAGGTACTAATACTCCTTCAATAGAGCTTACACCGTCAATACCTCCACGAGTAGATGCATCGTTTAAGTATTTCCAGTCAGTTTTGTAGAAATCGTAAGATCCTCTACGGAAACCAGAAAAGCCTAAGTTAAGCGCCATATCTTCAGAGTTTTCAAATAAACCATAAGCAGATCCAGCTCCAGCGTTTCCACCGTTTAATCCAGCTAGCATATCGTCAAAACCTAAAGAAGTTGAGCGATTTAAGAAAAGCATGTTTTCTTCAATAGCTCCTTGAGTATCTAGGTTTTTCAAAATAGCGTCAAATTCAGCTAAACCGTTAGCAGCAGCTGTAAATCCTGTTTCAATATTACCGCGCTCTTCAATAGCAGCAAATAAACCTTGAGTACCAGGTAAAGCAGCAGCTCCATAATTAGCAAGTGGGGTAGCGTTAACATTTAGTTCACCTTCTACTACAGACATTTCTAAGTGATCTTCAAAACGTAAACGAGTTTCAGATTCAGCTTTTAAATACCATAAGTATCCAGATGTTCCGTCTTCTGTTGCTACTTCAACCCATCCAATTTGCGCCATGTCAGATCCAGATACTACGTACTGATCTCTGATAATAACAGGAGAGTTTGCATACTGAGTAAGTACAGGCTCTACACTAACTCTGTCAGCAGAATTTCCACCACCAGCGCCAATGCTAGTTCCTTTACTATAAGCAGAACCGTATACAAATACTTTTAATCCAGTAGCTGCAAATCCATCAGTTGTAAGAGAAGTAGTTCCGAAAGGCTGAACTGTAATAGTTCCAGCTGCAGCACCTGTTCCAGATACACCTGTAACAATACCTTTTGATTCTAGTCCAGCAGGATCTAAAACAACAACGGTGTCATTTATAGATATAACATTCAAAGCAGTAGCTCCACCACCTAAAGTAATTGTTGAAGCTTCATTAGCTCCAGCGTCTACAAATGTACAGCTATTGTATGCAATGTGTAATCTATTTTGTTCTGACCAAATTACTTGATCTGAAGTCATTGGTAATTCAGCACCTACCATACGTAAGAATCCAGATAAAGTTCTGTTTCCGTAACGCTCTACTTCTTGTTCGTAGATTTCAGGTAAATACTGTTGTGCGAAAGTTCCGCCTCCAGCGGCGTCGTTAAACGTTAGGTAGTTTGTGTTTAATACCTGCTGTGTTTGAGAAGGGATTATACTACCAAATGCATTATTTAATGCCATAATTTTTAGTTTTTTTAGTTAAATTTTTTTGTTTTAATTTTAAGCTTTGAAGAATCCATACCACTAATAGCCTTGACTTTAAAACCATTTACAAAAACATTACCGTCACTAGTAGGCCTTGGGCTTGTACTAGGGTTTTTTGAGCTGTTAACAACATCTCTTACGGCATCAGCTTTACCTTGTTCGTAAAAATGATTAGCTAGTTTATCAGTATTCATAGCAGCATATAGAGCTTTGTGATAACTCTTGTGATCTTTAATATTACCTTTGTCATCTAGGAACTTCCCGATGAAATTGTTAATATCAGATTGTTTCTCAGCAACAGCATCCTTGTTTTGTAGCCCGTATCTAAATTTTTTATCTCCAACTTCGAAATCAAAACCTTTGAAATCGTCACTGAATAATTCTTTAGTTTTAGACTTAAATTCATTCTGTTTCTGTACCGCTATGTTCTGGTCTTCTTGGTAGCGATTAAAAAAGTCCATAGCTTTTTGTTGGTCTTGAGTTACGCCCGGTCTCAACTTGATCTCGTCGTAGTATTTACTCTTTGTTTCCTCTAAAAAGTTTTTAGCTTTAGCAACCTCTTCCTTTAACGCAAGCTTCTTTTTGCGTATATCTATATCCTCATCTAGTTCTTCGTCATAACTGTAGTCTTCTAATAAGAGATTTACGTCATCACTTTCTAAATAAGGTTTTGTTTTTGAATAATATTCTTTAAGTAACACCTCGTCAGATACATTTGAATAATCAGCGTTTAATCTAACGTAATCTTCAACTGTTCCGCCTGTGTCTTCCATGAAGGAAACTAGTTTTTCTACGTTTTCAGGTAGAGGCTTTCCTAGTACTTTTTCATCTCTCAAAGCTTCTTTAGCTTCTGTTACCACTTGTTTTACTTCTTTCTTTTCCTCTTCAGTCACCTCTTGTATTTGCTGAAAATCTTCAACAGCTATAGGCTCTGGGGTGGAAACTTCTTTAGCTTCTTCCTTAATTGGTTCTTCACTGGGTATTACTACTTTTGTAACCTCTGGCTCAGTTTCAATTAAAGGCTCTTTAATGTTTACCTTTATAGGCTCATTAATTTGTGGTGTTAGTTTTTTTGGAGTTTTCTTTTTAATTTTAAACTCACCTTCCTGCTTAACAGGTTCTTCTTGTTTTACTTCTGACATAATATAATATAATTAAATAATTGTGTTTACTTTTTATCTAGGTGCAAACTGCTCTAAGTCAAACCCTCCTAAACTATCATTGCTTGACTCAAAGTTTTTAGGTAGTAAATCATTTTTTCTTTGATCTATTAACTCAGACTGTTGAGTAGCTTGTATTCTAGTTCTATTGTCTTTTCTATCTTCTATTTCTTTTTCTCTTTCAGCTTCTCTTCGTATAGTAGCTTGAGCTAGTTGCATTTGATAATTAAACTCTTCTGCCATTAACTCTTTTTTAATGCTAGCTTCTGTCTGTAGTCTTTGTATTTCAAATTGAGACTTAGCCTGCTCTATGTTAACCTTTTCCTGAGTCAAAGCTTGTTGTTTTTGCACTTCATATAAAGCTGCTTTTTCAGCAGACTGCGCATTAGCTTCGGCTTGCGCCTGTATGTTAGCCATTTGCCTAGCTTGATCTTCTTTAGCTTTAGTAGCTCTTTTTTGCTTGAGCATTTGATTGGCTAGCTTTAAGTTTTTGACTTGTCTAATATCTATAGCATCGTCAAGATCAATACCGCCAGATTGTAACGCTATTTGTATATTTTGTTCTAAAAGCTGCTTCTCTTCTTCATCAGGTTCTAGCTCTAAGAATATACCAAAATCGTGCAGGTTTAAGTTTTGAACTTCTTTAAGTGTACCTACATTAAAAGAAGATATACTTTGTTGAAGAGCATTAGCTGTTAACGGATTGTTTAAAACATCAGAAAGCCTAAGAGATATGTTTTCACAGGTTTTAAGGGTTAGATACAGACTAGATTGTAATATGTGTCTAGTTGCTACATTGGATGCATTAGCGGCCATCTTTTGAAGTCCTACTAATGAATTTTTATCCATAGCAGAACCGTCTCTAGCTTCGTTAAGACCCGTGACGTCACGTATCATTTGTAAGTAATACTGGTACGTTTGTATCAAACTTTGTATCTTAGCTTGCCCGCTTGAAGAGTTAAGCTCTTGAATAGGTACTTTACCTCTGTTTAATTCACCGTCTTGTGTAAGTGATCTACCTACTATAGAACCAGTTTGGAAATACATATTTAACGCTTCCGCTGGATTGTAGTTTGTTCCATTGCCTAAGTCAACCTCAGCTAAACCATCCATGTCTAAGAAAACACCATCAGGTACTATTCTAGACATCACCTGTTGTAGTTTTAAATGAGTCAACTGAATCATATCAGCAAATCCAGTTACTTTGCTTACAATAGAGTCTATGCGACCTTTATACATTCTAGGTGCTGTTATAGCATAATTCATTTCTACCTTAGTAGTATCAGCGAATGGTCTTGTCATATTTTCAGACAATTTCCACTCTAGCATTTCTTGAGTACCTATTATTTTAGCACCAGTATATAATACTTCAATAGACCTAGAAACTCTTTCAAAGTTATCGTTAGGTGGTGGGTTAAAAGCATCAGTTTTTTCAATAGCTTTTTCTAAACCATTGTTTCCAATTTTAATTTTAAAAACCTGGTCCATATAAGTTTTGTACTCAAAATACATAACTTGAACTGTGTTTTCATCATAATTACCCCAACCTGATATATATTGACGATTTCCAGGCATAGATTGTATTCTATGTAATTCCTCATCTGTTATGTGTGGAAACTGCTTTTTAAGTTCTGGTATTGTAACTGATTTTACTTCACCAACATAGTAAACGTCGTCGAAGTTTGGATCTTCTGTATAAGAATATACCAAATAAGCTGGATCTACGTAATCCACAGTTATACCGTTGGACGTGTTAAAGTTAGTTTTAACAGCAGCTATGCCTAGAACCGTCAAATCGTAATTTAACCTTCTTCTAGTTAAATCCCACTTATTAAAGGATAAAGTGTTTGATATAGCCTCTTCTTCAGCTATTTCTATAGACTGCTTGTAAGAAAGCTGCATATGTAGATCAAGCTCTTCTTGAGTTTCTGGCAACTCATTTTGAGGTAAACCGGAGTTCATAAAGTTTTGACCTGTCGCTGCATTAGCTTTTGCAATTAAATCTTTAGAGTACATATCCCTAAGAACAGCCTCAGCGTAACCAGTCCGCTTCTTCATAGACTCAGGGTCTTGAGCGAACGCTTTTATGTCATATGTTTTGTTAGACATACCATTAACAACTATATCTACAAATTTAGATATAACAGGTACAGGTTTCCAGTCTAAATTAAGATAAGACAAATCACCGTTTATAGATAATTCATCTTTATACTTTTGAGTAGATTGCTCTCCTCTAGCATAAAGCCTTAGTTGGTGAAAGTTATTTGAATTACTCAAATATCTATTACCGCTAGTTCTACCCTGGTCAAACCACTCGTTTTCAATAGCTTGAGAAACTTGTAAGCCATAATCCCAGCTTGCTTTCTCTTCGTCACTAACAACTTGGCTAGGAAAAGCACTATTGGTATTTGTGTATATCTTCATTTATTTTATTATTTTAGACATCGATCCTTTGTTGTCATATCTTTTTATTCCTAAGTCGTAGACTTTTCTTTGAACCGGAGCTGAAGGAGCGTATCTATGTTTATTACACGCCATCAAAGCTAATCCAGAACTAATAGAAGCATCGTGCTTTGTTCTGTTGTTTATATTAAACTTAGCCCAGTCTTCCAGTGTTCTTTGAAAGTACATATCTCCATAGCCAGTTTGTTTTAGTCCTACAAAGTCTTCTATGTAAGATTCTATAGCGGCAGCATGAGCTTGCTTGATATCTTCACTTGAATTTGGTATTCCTCCAAGCTCTCTTTCAGTTACCGATAATTTATTATAACTTCTGTCTGGTCTATTTATTGAAAAACCTCTATAACCCCTTCTTTTAAAGTGGTATAATAGTCTAGGTTTGTTATTCTCTGCTAGTATTGGCATCCCGTAAAATACGCAAGCCATTAATACATCTTCAAAAAATATTTCAGCTGTTTGTGGTCTAGCTATATATTCTAAAAAGAAATGATTTGGAGGAACATCCTCCATGCTAAACTTAGTTAGCCCGTGTAAAGATCCATTAGATCCTCTTTTGTCAACCGTACCTGATATATCATAACTATCACAACCAAATGCTCCACAGTGTTCATTACCTGGATATTTGAGTCCACCCTTTATTATCACACGATTTTGTAGATTTAAAGGTGGAACCCAGGAAACCCTGAATCTTCCATTTTTATTTGGAACAAATACAACTTTTGTATCTTTCTCTCCGCTCTGCCATTGAAAGCTTCCTTGCGTAACATTTATTGAGTTCTTAAGATCTTCGTTGAAATCTATTTGCTCATATATTTTTGAAAGGTTAAATAAAGATTCTTTAGACTCATCTCTAAACGCGTGCTTTGTTGTACGCGGAAACTGTCTGTAGAATTCATTTAAGCCGTCTTGATCATTTTTAAGACCTTCAACTTCATTGTCCCAATACTCTATAACACCTTGAGTAATTGGATCGCCAAAAGGACCTACTACTTCTTTTTCTGGTGTGTTGAATACAGGAAAGCCATAAGAATCAATGTAGCCTTCGTAGTTCCATTCCATAGGTATGAACAAAGAATAGAGTCCTGAGCGAGTCTGTCCATTGGCGTTTCTTTGTGTAACGTCTGAATCATTGTAAAGTTTTTTAAAGTTATCTCCTCCTTTATCTAAGGCGTTTGACGTTGATCCCATCATACACTTGCCTATAATTCTTGAACCTAGTCTTAAACAAGTTCTTGTAACCCTCCAGTTATTTAATATATTAGTTGGTCTCTCCCACTTTCCACTTTCATCGTGTACTAGTAGTTTTAATTTCTCACCGTCATACGAGTTGTCCCCCGTGTTTTTCCAGTCGATCGTTGTGTCGAGCCCTGTGATCTCTTGTAGCTTCTCGTTTGAATCGAGCTTGCGTCTCGTAAACTTTGACGCGGGAACTCTATAAGCGAGCTCTGTCTTCGGTCGATCCATTCCGTCCTGTATTGGCTTGAAAAAGAAGGGGTAATTGACTGATATTGGTACAACTTTGTCTGTAAACATCTTCTTTGCATCTGGTCCAGATTTGGACAATATACCAAATCTAGCATCTGAAGATATCGTTGCTTGGTTAACGGTTTCTCCTGAAGCCATAAACGAAAAACCCGATCGTCTGTTTTTAAGGTAGCACATTCCGTAGCTACGTTTATCTGCTTTACAAGCTTCCCAGAATATATAGAATAATCTGTTTGATTCCCTAAAGTCTGGTTGCCCAACGTCAATCTTGCTCCATTGCAAGTACATATAGTTAGTGCCAGTAATGTAAGTAGCCAACCCTTTATTATAAAACCAAAAACCTTGTCCTCTTCTATTAAATTCTTCATCAATGTAATCATACCATTTTTCTTTAAATTCCAAAGGATATTCTTCCCAGTCAAATACTGATTTTATTTTACTAAGCTCCTTTGGGTACTCAGTGTAACTCCATCTGTTGTCTTCAAATGTATGTATATTTTCAGCTTTTGGTAAAGCTATTTTTAAATCTTGTATTTCATAAATTTCACCTATTTCACCGGTTTTACTTATAACCACCAAATCGTGTTCTTCGTTATAACCGTACTCCCACTTCTTATACCTATTCATTCTTTTAAGAACTTTAGGCTTTATGTAGTCTTCTAATACTTTGTATAAAGTTTGCTCGTACATTACTTAGATCTCCCTTCTGCAAAGCCTTTAAAAGATTTTTCTTCTTTAACCTCCACTGGTTTTTCGTTTAACATATTTTCTTCAGCTTCTATTCTATTTAGTATTTCAAAAGCATCAAATATAGCTAACTTTTTTGTAGCTGCAGCGTTTTTTAATCTGTCAGCCGATATATCGTCATCCGAATCAACAATAGCTTCTTTAGCTACTTTGATCAACTCCTCTACTGCTTTTTGCCCAGCTTGGATTATGTTCAACTTCGTTTCCTTGGTATTCATATTTAATTACGATATCATTAGATTTCATACAGTATAATCTTTTTCCGTCAATCAAAAACTCCCATTCTCCGTTCGGCGTATAGCCAACTAAGTCTCCTGAGTTAATTCCTAGCGCATTTAAGGAGCTATTGTCATATTTTAATATACCAACAAGGCTTCTTTCTTTATCTAACGTTAAAGACTCTGTATTTTTTATAGGTGAAACAAAACATCTGTCTCCGAAAGACCTCCATTTATCACCTTTATTATATAAGTAAATTTGATCTATAGCACAAAAATGCCACTCATCTTTAAACCAGGATCTACTTTTCTTTTTTCTCCCCTTCATGTCATAGAATACTCTAAACACGTTTTGGTGTATGACAATTATATCACCAACTTCAATATCAGTATTAAAAGCCTGAGGTGTTTCTACTACTTTAGCTAGTCTATTTACAAATTTAAAATCTTCAATTTTTGTATTTACAACTAACTCTTTGCCGGCTATTGTTATTTTATTACTGTATTTTTCGCCTAACGGCTCCACTATAAAGTCATATATTGCTTTCAATACTCTAAGTCATATTCAACAGATATAGCCATGTTAGAGTTAAATTTCTTCCATGGCATTATCTCGTTGTTTTTCTTAATGTGAATATTGTAAGAGTTATCAGACTCGTCAAAAAGTATGTGTGAGATCTCGTGACCTCCATAAACTTGTTGACCTACAGAGTAATGCATTGCATCGTTTTTGTAGTCAGAACCAATACTTATTTTTCTTACAACTGAAGACATGCTAAGCTTTTTCTAATTTAATCGGCTCGTATTCACCTGTTTTTAAATCTATATTTACAGGTCCATACTCTTTTTCTAGCTCAGCTTTAAACTCTTCTAATTCTTTGTTAGCATCTGCAACTTGATGAAGCAAGCCGTGTTTTTGAGATTCTAAAACTCCAACTTGATTAACTAAGCCCATTAATTTATCTTGGCTTTCGTTGATTTGCTTTAATTGATCTTCTGTGATTTTTTTACTCATTTTATTTAATTTAATTGTTTTACTTATTAATTATTACTTATACTCTTTGCTTTTTCCCAAGTACGACCCACGAAATAAGCGCCGTAAACCGTAACTAGTAGTGTTTGAAATATTGGTATGTATTCTTTAGCTAGCCCAAACTCACCGATATTACCATCAAAGAAAGCTAAAGATGTAAAGATTACAGTTAGATATATCAAGATCATTGGTCTAATGTTTTTACTTAAAAAACTATCAGACTTCATATCTGCTTCCCAACGCTTACTAACCTCTAATTGAGCTTTAGTATCTGCATCTTCTAATATCTGCTGTATTTGTTTCTTTACTTCTAACCTTTCTTCTTCGGTCGTAGTAAGCTTGTCGATGACGTTACCAATCTCCTTGATAACGCCACCTGACAGCCATTGAATTATTTTTTTCATTTAAAGATCGAAAAGCTGTTTTTTGCTATTTTTATTTCCAAGAGCTTGTTTAGCGCTAGGGTCTAAATAATTTCTAGCAGCTATTAGACTTCTTGAAAGCATAGTTCCATCGTTGTTAGAGTCGTTAAATACCGTATCGCCATCATTGTCGTAATCAAACATTTGATTATTTGAGCGAGGTGAATTTTTTGGTTGAGAGTCTACAAAATTTCTTGCTTTGTCTAAACCTCTACTAACAGCGTTTCCGTCTTTTTTAGAATCACTAAATGCCGTGTCGCCGTCTCCGCCACTTTTTTTATCTTTTTTAGATCCTCCTAAATGTAGTGGTGATCCAGCCGCAATTGAATGTTTGTTTGTAAATGGTTTCATTTTTGTTTTTTATTTGTTTAAATTTATTCTCTTTTCAGTAAAACTGTGCTATTTTCATCTCCTGTAAAAACACATTGTAAAGTATCTTTATCTATAACAGTATAAGACATTCCAATAGTATAGCCATTTCTTGGGTTATATATTGAAGTAGTCATTGTAGTATCTGTTTGAGTTAATATAATCTCTTTTAGTGTATTATCTGACGTAAAGCTATAATTAATAATTTTAACCACAGCATATTTACTAGCTAAAATCACTGTCTTATATGTAGATTCTTCCATTGACCAAACACCTTCAAATGCTTCTTGAGCTTTAGAAGTTAGTATTGTAAAAAATAAAGCTAATGTAATAAGTAATTTTTTCATAATATTAAATTTAATTGTTATAATATTATTATCACATATATTAGCTATTTTTTATTAATCAACAGTTGTCCAATCACCTATGTCTTGAGAGCCAGAGCTTCTAGTTATTTTTGTTTTTGGGTTTTTGTTAAGTGTGCGCCCAGTAACTTTCTCATATTGTTTTACAAAAACACCTGGAGGCATTTTTAAGCTTTTAGCTATACCTACTTGGTCTGCATAGCTAAGAGAATCTGCTTGTTTTATTTCGTCGGGAATATTACCTCTATAACCTTTAAATATGTTTTTTCTAAGCTTAGGTTGCTTTACATCTACAGTTCTAGTTTGAGTTACAGTTCTATCTTCTTGACCAGCTTTATATTCTTCGTATTTCTCAGGATTAGCATCCCAATAAGCTTGAGCCTTAGCTGGATCTACACCTGCTTCTTCATATGTTTTGCCAGGTGTTCCAGCGATTATAGCTTGTCTTTCTGTAGCTATATTTTCTCCACCAAGCCCAGTTGTAGATTTAGTAACCTTGTAATCTCCTTCTTTTAAATCTGTTTGATAACAAGGAGATTTTTTTGTTAAAGGCGTTTTGCCTATTGGCGACTTAGCGCTAAATTTTTTTTGAAATGGTGAACTCATTTTTTTTTATGTTTTTATTTATCTATGATCTTCTATAAGCCTCGGCTTCCCAAGGCAGGTTTTTAGCACCTTCTTTCATTTGTGCTCGTGAATATTTTTTACCTTTCCAGTATACATAATCATCGTCATAGTCTAGATCGTCTCTATACTTACCCCCATCTTTAACGCAACCCATTTGCATTAAATGAACCTTTTCGTGGGCAACTACATCTTCTACTTGATCTGGATGTAAATCTTTATTTATGGTTATAGAACCATTATTATTAGCTTTTCCCATAACACCACCTTCCATATCTACTCGATATATTGGAGTGTTGTCCATGTGGAAAGGTGGGTTATTTAGTTTAAAAGCCATTTTTATCTTTTTCCTAATTTACCTAATTTTGGTAAAAGTGATAAGCCAAAATCTTCTTGCTGAGTAGCAAGTCCAGACATAACATCTTTTTCAAGTGTAGATTCTAAATTAATTTTTCCAACCTTACTTTCAGTGTCAGAAGCTTTTTTTGTTTTATTAATATCAGCTTTAAGACCTTCTGCTTCCGCGAGGTCTTTACTTGCTTTTTCAGCTTTTATAGCTTGACCTGCTATTTTACCTATACCAGATATAGCAGCTACTACTCCTTCATTACTCCCGTAAGTAGCTTCTGTACTTGGGAACTCATAGCTAACTTGCGTAGCAGTTGCGTTAATTGGCGAAGAGTACTTCATTTTGAAAGGAGAACTTGTATTATTTTTAATTATGCTCATGTTTTTATTTTTATATTACCATTTTACTTTATTAGCCCAATAAGCAGCTGACATAACTCCTTTAGCTATATTTTTAGCGTGTCTTGCTTTAAAGCTTTTTCTTCTAGCCTTAGACTTAGCGTCTTGCTTGCTACCAGCGCCACTAACGCCAGCTTGACCAAACCTAATTATTTTTTCTTTACCATCTTTACAAGCTTTTACAACGTGAGATTTACCTCCGCTAGACTGAGCCTTTGGCTTATTGCAAGGCATATCATCTTTACTTACTTTTAAAAATGGTGATCCGTTTTGAATAAACGCCATTATTCTTCTTTTTTAAGATTAACCCATTTAGATATCGTGTAACCTATGGTTATTATTAATAAGAATATCTTCAAAGGTGTTTCTATTTGAGTCAGAGTAGTCACTCCCAGTGCTCCAAAATTAGCTGCGTATAGCTTGATATCTGATAAGCTCATTACTTATAAGCTTTTGCTTTTTGAGTAATAGGTGTCCCTGGCGCACAGCTGCATGGGTATTTGGAAACTTCCATACCAGATATACCAGAACTTGATCCTTCACCCATTGGGAAACCTTCTTTGCTTAATGGCCCGTCCCAAATAGCGTTTTCACCTACTTGACCCGATAGATCTACTTTTAAGTTTTTAATATTTTTCATGTTGTTTTATTTTATAAATTTCTTTTAGACATCATTCGCTGTATACCTCTATCTGAAGGCTTATTGCCATCTACAACTGATCTAACAACCTCTTGTTGGTTTTGAGGTATAAAATCACTAGTAGCTCCACTTTCTAAAGTTTGTGCGCCTTGAACTTGTCCACCACTTTCTAGAGCCGTTAGTCTTTCTTCAGTAGTAGATTGAAAATCGTCTTGAACACCTACACCAGCTGTCATACCGGCTGAAGCATCTTGCATTAATCCGCCAGTAGCACCTGTTGGTGTTTGGGGTTGATTTGGATCCGCGGCAGATCTCATAGCGCCAAATAAACCTGAGTTTATGTCACCAGGGCTTGCACCAGTTGAGGTATCTATTGAATTACTTCTTTTTATAACTTCTGCTAGTGAACCAAATTGATTTAAAGGTGAGTAGTGCAATGGTCCGCATTTACAAACTGGTGAGCTACATTTTGAGCATTTTGCCATAATTATCTTTCTTTATCTTTATTAACGTTTTTAATAGAAGTTATAAGAACTTTATCAGTGTACGTCTTACCCTTCATTATACTATTTCTGTGATTACTAGTTGGCAAGTCATCTTGACCTAGTATAATTCTATACATATACTTGATTAAATGCTTACACTTAAACGAGGTTTTGTATATATGATACTTCTGAGTTGTTCTGTTTCTTTTTCTCCAAACAACTATCCAACCTTCTTTCAACAAACGATTCCAGCGGCGGTTATCCCAACTATAGGAATAACTACCAGCTTCGAAATCTTTTTTTGTAAACATATCCATGCAATCTAAGTATATCAATAACTCTAGATCAGCATCGTTAAGGTCGTTGTTCCTGCAAGCCCATTTACGTATTATACGATAATGTTTAAACAGATTCATATTTTTTATATCATCTGCGTCTAGCCTTTTCATAAAACAACAACTACATCTTGCGCTTTAATAACGTGATATGTTTTTTTATCTATTTCTATTTTATGACCAGCGTGTCGATCAAAAAAGATTTTATCACCTTCTTTTAATCCTTCAACTTGTTCACCAACCGACAATACATTAGCTTCATTGTAACGTATATCTTCGCGTTGTTTTTCTGCAAGAAGTAAACCACCTTTTGTTTCGGTGGTTCCTTCTTTTATTTTTTCTATTATTAAGTTTCTACCTATCGCTTTCATCAATTCTTAAATTATTGATTACACAATCGGTTGATAATATAGTCGTCGCTACTGAAGCTGCGTTTTGAAGAGCGCTTTTGGTAACTAGCAAAGGGTCAATAATACCTGACTTAATCATATTTACCATTTTTCCTGTAACCACGTTTAGACCTCTTCCTTTAGCTTTAGGTAAATCAGCATCTGTTATACCAGCGTTTTCTAGTATTGTCTTAAAAGGTGCTCTAATTGCTTCTAAAAGCAGTTTTTCACCATCTGACTTTGATACTATACTTGTCGCGGCGTTTAACAGCGCAATACCTCCTCCAGACACTATACCTTCTTTGATAGCAGCTTTTGTAGCGCAAATAGCATCTTCCACTCTATCTGTTTTTTCTTTTAATTCAATATCAGAATTAGCACCTACTTTTACGATTGCTACTCTAGCAGAAAGCATACCTAATCTTTTTTCAAGCTTAATTATCTCATGAGCTTGCGTAGCTTTAGCTAAGTCTTTTTTTAGTTTATCAATTGTAGCTAAAATCATTGGCCCTGATTCTTCAAACTGAAGTATAGTCTCGCTTTGAGTTGTAACTGCTTTTAAACACGTTCCTAGATGCTCTGGTTGGATTAAATCCATATCGTCACCTAAATCCTCATTTATAATTGTAGCCTTCGTTAGAAGCGCTAAATCCTGTAACATCTCCTGTTTGTTGACGCCTTGAGTAGGACCGTTTATTACGTTAACCCTTATATTGCCTTTGTTTTTGTT